ACCCCTCACGGGGTCTGCTAGTGCGAAGTTGCACTATTGTCCTGTTTATTTTAACAGGGCATGCCTTTTCACATCAGTAGGAGACTAGCGCCATGCCGATTTATCTAACCGGAGAAACCAGGTATGATACCCGGGGACTTCCTGAAGGATATGATCCTCATAAATTATATGAGTATCGGTATGCAACGCTAGTTAAAGACGCTACTGGTCTTGAGTCGTTTTTGCTAAAGTACATACCTTTCTCTGTAATTCGGTCTTTTGCTATTGCAATAGATCCGACTTACCAGTTTAAGGTAGGTACCGAAGCAATTTCGAAAGTGAGTAGGACAAAGTATCGCCAAACCGCGTCTGTTTTACAGCCGCGGAAGCATACCTTGACTAGGGACCGGCGAACCTGGGCTCAAAATCCGAATTTCGGTTTGATCTCAGCTTGTTGGGACCCTAAGCAATCCTACGTCATTGTACAGCAGGCTCCACAGATCGGGGGACTTCGGTCCCAAGATCCGTTGCCTGATGTTCTCAAGGATACTACGCGTAGAACTCGTCTTATAGGTTCTAGGAATGGGGAACTTGAAATGTTCAAGTCTTTCATTCATAGTCCTCCAAGAGTTGTTCGTGCGGAGTCTCGGAATACTACCATCTACGTAAATAATGGTCCAGTTGACCCGTCATGTTCCGCCATTGGTGGCGGACATAACAATATGTCAGGTGGCTATGATTTACTTCGCGATGAACAGTATCCCACTGGTAGCGTGTTGTCCAATGGTACTTTGAATGCGCTTCGTTCCTCAGAGATAACTTATGCCAAGGCACTTTGCCAAAAACATGCGATATCAATGCTGAGAGGTTGGAGCCCGTTTCGACGGGACTACACCCTCTTTAGGAACTTAGCGGAGCTGCGGGATATCCCTAGGAGTGTTCTCCAATTAGAGAAAACTCTTTCTGATTTCCGCCGTCTCTTTGTTTCTCTTGGTACTCGACCGAAACTCCAAAGATCTGTTTTTGATCTAAAGAGAACGGCTAAGGACCTTCCGAATGAATACTTATCGTTTCATTTCGGATGGAAACAAACTTACAAAGACCTTATGGACTTGTTGGATGCCCCTGGTAAGATCGCAAAGCGTTACAACTTTTTGATCTTGCGAAATGGCAAACCAACAACGTTTCGGGTCTCTCGAACTTTCGAGAGCGCCGTAGCGGACGTCTCGGGCTTTGAGTACGACATTTCGGGACTTGAGTACGGTTATCCGTTCACAAAGTCTCGTCTTGAGAGGAAGTCAGAAGTGCGTTTAGTTGTAAACGCTACTTTCGATTTTCCTCCCTTGAATGTGCCGTCATTTCGGTTCAATGATTATTTGGACCGAATTGGAATCCGACCTCGTGTCACGGATGTTTATAATTTAGTTCCGTGGACTTGGCTAGTTGATTGGTTTACGGGCCTTGGTAATTACATCGAATTGATCGATGATATTAACCATGATCCGAGTCTGATCAACTGGGGATTAATTTCCTGCCGAACAAGCGGGAGATTAATCACGGATTTCACCTCAAAGTCGAATTTCACAACATCAGACAATGTCTTCCCTACTGCGCCGGTTCCGGTTACCACAGTTGTGTATAACCGTCATCAGTCAGTATTGAACTATGAGTGTCAAACTCGTAGTGATGTTGCGACAATTCTTGATGTGAAACTAACTTCTGTGCCGTCAGGTTTGACGGCTTATCAGAAGTCTATCCTGGGCGCTTTGCTAGCGCAAAGAACTCAGGCGTTAGACTCTCGGACATTCCGTCCAAAGAGTTAACATTTATTCCACAAGGAGACGTCTATGCTTCCCGATCCCGTATCTATCGTCGCAGCCGCCCCGACCCCAGCATTGGTTTTCGCTATTGTGAAATCCGATGGCTATGGTTCGGAGCGAGTTGATACTGGCGGCAACGGTTATACCGTTGTCACCAATCATCAGAAGACTAAGGCAGGCGGTTCTCGCCACTATGTTCAGATGACCAAAGTGGTGAATGCCGTCGACCCTTATTCTGGTCTGACGAAGAAGCAAGTTGCTTCTGTATCCATCACGATTTCCCGTCCCAGCTTCGGTTTTACCGATGCTGATATGGTGGCCTTGGCGAAAGCCTTGACCGATTATCGTGATGACGCCGAAGTTACAACCGCCAAGCTCTTGCAGTTTCAGGCGTAGTGCATCTTTGAAGTCCCTCCTCTAGCTATACTTGTATAGTTAGAAAACTGGAGTTACTGGGATGTACTATCATGATCTTGCTATAGCTTGGTTCATTCGGGGGTTCCTGTTAGCTTCCATCTTCGCTTTGTTTGCGGTGATGGCTGGCTGTTCAGGTACCTCTGATAGAACCAGGTCGCTAGACCTAGGCGTTAAGGGACTATATGTCCCTGGACCGGAGGCACCGACTCGGAATCAGAATCCTCAAGGAGGTACTGATGAAAAGTCCGATAGCACTCCTGGCCAGCCTTCTGGATGATTTCAGAAGGCTGAATCCTGATGTGAAAGGCCTTGATCGTGATCTTGATACGATCAAGAAGAGGTTCGAAAACGAAGGCTACGGTTTCCTAACCGTGGCTTTACTTTCTCTAGATGAGGCCCTACTTGTAGGGCTTTCAACTGGAAAGTTCACCTGCCCTTCTCACTTTAAACGAGTGAGACGGGGAACAATCCCGAGATTTCTCTCAGGTATGTTCTGTGAAGTATTCGAACCGCTCTCCGGTATTCTTAAAGATAACGCCGACGTGGGCGTTCTCAAGTGCATAAGAGAGCTCTTGAGACTCTTTAAGAAGATTCAGTTGCAACAGGATGAAGTCGATAAGCTTCATTCTGAAGCAGTTACTGAATTCTTCCGCTGTGATGAACTTGCCAAACAGGTTATTTTGCCTGATAGGCTCGATCATCTCATTGGGAGGGTGTCTAAACTTATCTTGCCCACGCTTAGTTCTAAGCCTGTGCATGAAGGTATGTTTAGACATGGACCCGGAGCCGTATACGAGGGACTAAGTGCTAACCAGAAGTGGAAAGCACTGTTAAATTCAGTCAAGAACGCTGAATTTGACCTAGAGACGTATGGGTATGACCTATTTGAGGTTGGTCTTTCTGATTTATCAGAAAGGTCTCAAATAGTCAACTCGACGTCTCTAGTTACCTTCGTATGTGGGGCTTCTAGCAGCAAGGCTAGGCTAATCTCCGTTCCGAAGTCTTCGACTTCGAGACGGACGATTACTGTTGAGCCCGTGTTGAATCAATTTCGTCAACAAGGCCTCATGACACTACTTCGGGAAAGTATATCCGAATGTGGTGTTCTCAGTAAAAGTCTAGACCTAACCGACCAGACGCACAATCAAAAATTGGCGCTGGAAGGATCCCTACTCGACAACTGGGCAACCATTGATCTGAAGTCTGCGAGCGACCTTCTATCAGTTAAACTGGTAGAATCCGTTTTCAGACATCAGGGGTCATTCTTTGACCTTATGATGGATTGCCGATCTTCCTCCGTGGAAAGTGACCTTGCGGCCACTGAACACCTAGGAAAATTTGCCGGGATGGGTAACGCTCTTACTTTTCCTGTTCAATCTATCTGCTTTGCGGTAACCTGCATTGCAGCTATCTTGGACGTAGGTGGGCAACAACCCACATACTGGAATGTAAGGCGCGCTGCTAGGCATATCCGCGTGTTTGGTGATGATATCATCATCAGCAAGCGGTATGCGCATCAGTGTGTGGACTGGCTTCATGCCGTTGGCCTCAAAGTCAACGTTAAGAAGAGCTTTCTCGAAGGAAACTTCAAAGAGAGCTGCGGTGTTGATGCGTTTAGAGGAGTTGATATAACCCCTCTATACATCTCACACCGTCCAGACGCTACCGTTGCAACTCCAGAGCTTATCGCGAACTATGTATCCCTTAGTAACCTTTCATGGTTACGCGGTTTATATAGTTTCTCGAACAGTTTACGAGAAGTTGTAGAAGATCTCCTTAGGAAGAGACTTCCACTCGTGTCTCGTAGATCTGGCGCTCTGGGCTGGCATTCCCGTGTCGATGCTATGAACCCACACAAGTGGGATCGTAGTACGCATCAGTTCCGTACTAGAACTTTTGCGATCGCCCCTCTGAAAAGGAAGGACGAACTTCATGGGATGGCAGCACTACTAAAGTTCTTCCATAAACCAAGACCACAAGTCAAGGCTTATGGTGAAGGGTACTCGTCGCGAGACTTGCACCTTTCTCACATTTTTCCTTTAACGGAAGATGTGGATCACCTTAGTAGTACGCAGATAAGGTATAAGAACCGAATCTGTGCACGGTGGGTGCCGACCCGAGTTTTCGGGACGGATTAATCGTTTGGGATATTCCCAAACGTCAGAGATGGCAAACATCAAGGATCTTCCTTATTCCGACGCAAGTCAGAATACTGAATACTTCAAAACAAACAAAGTTTTGATATCCTTCATGTGTCTTCGGGCGCCCCAATACGTG